AATATGATATCAGCTCATTTAAGTTTATTTTTTATCATACATTTTTAATAATTTCTTTATAATCTGGCGGCATTTATTTATAAATATGGATATTATGATCAGTATTACTCATTCCGGTTGTTGATGTGAAATGTCTGAAAGTTGATCAGATCGCTCATACTGGATTAAATCACATCGGGGCGATCTTTTATTTTCCCACTTATTTTGCGATTAAAATTTCTTATTGTGGAGTTGAGGGCCAAGTAATATCAGGCGCAGTGCTAGTATTTACAGCTTGCACAGCCTGCGCGTATATCATCCAAGACGTTAGAGTGTTTTTATCTGCAGCATTAATGATTCCTAGCATTAGTTGTGTTTGCCAGAACTGCGTTTTTATATTAGCAGCGGATATCAATGCGGTTTGTTCAGCAACCGCCGCGTTCACCTGTGCCGCTTTTTGAGTTATAGTGTTTGTTATCCATGCGGTGCCGCTCCATTCATCATAGGATGTGGCCGGAGCTAATAAAGTTTGGTTTGTGCCAAGCGGACCTATTGCTTGAATTGTCGCCGCAGCCAGCGTAGAAGTATCATATACTGTATCCCCTCTATGATCTTCTACTTGATCCCATGTATCCCCCTTAGAATTGCGACACACAACATATCCTGACTGTGCAGCAGGCGGGACATCTAGATATGATAAGGCAGGAATTCCTACCCCGACTATCAAATATTCACTTGAGCTTCCGATATACTCATAAGTATTACAATCAACATTATAGAATGTAATCAATCCAGCCGTTTTTGCCAAATTATTCGAATCAAGAACTGCTTGGGTATCATTAATCATCATGCCGCCCTCACTATAAAATTAAAAGCGATATTTACGGGTCGAGTTTCAGTCGCAGCATTCACACCAGGTAAAAAACCTGCAGTTGACCAGCCAGCGCCTCCACCGGGAAGCGCAATATCTCCGTTTGAAGTAATTCCAGTATCATCAGCTAGGGTTACTACACTTCCCGCAGATGCTCCTTTGGTCTCAATATAATGATCATGCACCTGTAGCGCATGAGATTGAACACTCATCAACGCCCGGCCACTATCTAAACCGCGCCCATTATCCCAACCACGGATAAATTCCCCTCTTAAATCAGGCAAAATACCTGTCGGAAAGGTAATCGCAAGATTTGGATAAATTGTGGTACTAAATGATGCTCCATTACAAATCAACCAACCGGTTGGAGGTGTAGCTAACGGCCAGGGCAATGGGATCCCGATAGGAATAAGATTTGCGCTAATACCAAGGTTTGTTAGAGCCGCCGCCTGGGCAACTGCCCCCGCCGCTTTGATTTCAGAAAGGTTATTAGCTTTTTGCAAAAATAACGCCTGAATCGCCGCCAATACCTGTGCGTCATTGGTCGGATCGAGCGTTAACCCTCCCGTCTGCACAATATTGATGAGCTCTCGCTGCACGGTATTGAACCACCCGGCATCAAGAATGGTGGGAGAGATACCGCTGGCCACACTGCCATCGGTAAACTCCCCGGCGGCAGTAGCGGTATTGGTGATATTGCCAATTTTTTGCATAAATCAGTCCTCGTCAATAAAGACGCTTATTAAAAATAAGGTTGTGGAATTACCCGGCGTAGCCGAATTTTACGATGGTGTGGGATGGCGCCAGCGCTGATAACCGGCATTCAAGTTGTTTATTGCCCCATGAACGCAGTGGGTCGCTGCAATAACTCAGGCCGCATTGCGCATAGGAAATTGTTGTGGTCGGCGCATTGACCAGCCAGGTAAAGGGGTAATCATTGCCGTTGAGCGCATCGCCGCAGACAGACATGCCGGCGCAGGCTTGCCGATAAACACTGATCGTGACGGTATAGCCCAGCGAGGCGGCCACACAGATAAAATAGGCTATAGATTGACCGCCGGTGCTGAAGAGTTTTGACGTAACCGCCTTTTGCCGCAGCGCAATGCTGTCCGTTTCTCCGATAGCGCAATCATCCGGCAGAGCTAGCGTGTTCTCCCACTCGCTAAGCAAAATGGTGGCGGTGGCCGGGAACGCGCCAACCAGTAATGCCTGTGCCGCGTCATCGCTTTGCTGATAGCTGTTGGCCAGTGCGCTCATTACGGCTGTCTGCACCGCGTCGGAACTCTTGGGCCACACTGCCCCCACCGGCATTAATGACTGAAACGCGCCGGTATAATCATCAACGGTGAATTTACTCATAAGTAAGTTACCGTGCCCCGCACCGGCAATCCGCCGGTCGCCATGGTGATATTGGCCGTCGGCGATGTCAGGATAAAACCGTCGGCGCCATCAATATCCGCAATGGCCGCCATTAGATCCGAAAGATAAATTGTGCCGCCAGGTGCACCCTCGGTGAAGAAAACATTATCGATCGCAGTGGCAATCGCTGCCGTGGTGGTAGCATCGGCATTGGTGAGGCCGCTGATGTCGAAATTTACCGGGGTGGCAATAGGGGAACAAACATACACCAGAGCGGTGACCGGTTGCAGCGGGTAGATATTATCTGCGACCCGCAACTGATCGCCCGTGGCCCTGACGGCGCCCCAGGTTTCCAGCGAAGAAATGCCATTTGTCCCAACGGGAAAACCGTGATTAGTGGTATCGCCGCCATCGCACATGACATAGACTCCGACGGTACCCGCGCCCATCAGTCGGCGCACGACCCATACCCGCGTCACACCAGCAACAGCCAGTGCCCAGGACGCGTAATCGGCGTCGTTGCCGCCCTGCGGGGTATCCTGATAGGCCAACAGCATTCGTGAACGAAACGCCGCTTCGGATTCAATATCCGCCCCGCCGGTAATGGCCACCGTCGCCGTGGCCTGGCTGCTGACGCCTTCAATGGCGACATCGAGACTTAATAACGTACCGGCATCGGCATTGCCCGCTTCACCGCCGCCCGTGATATCGGTGGTAGGGTCGGGAAGGATCGCGGTAATGGATCCGATGGCCGTTCCAGCTGAACCGAGGGTAATACCGTTATCCAGGGTATATTGGTATCCGTCGCTGCGATTTAGCACAGCGGCCGTCGGTAGGACCGCCCCTGCGGCGCCGGTAAAGGCGACCGTCGGACAACGCGCGGCATAAGCCGTTTTTTGCGTTACATTTTTCAGCGCCGCCCAGGCGGCCAGATATTCATCCGTCGCGGTATAGGGGGTAGCTTGCTGCGCAATCCAGTCAAGATAACCGTAATGCAAATACGTTAATCCCGCGTCGGCATCCCCCAGAACGCCCAAATTGGAAAACCGCAGCAAGGCGCCGATGTTTTTTAATTCCGACTGAATAAACGCCGCATTTCGCTGGCGTAATTCGGTCAATGTCGGTCGATTGAATGGCATATATTACTCCCAGGCCCAGGAATATTTGAACGACGATGAATCTCCGTTCGGTTTAAAGAAAACAAGCTGCATATACAGCCGGTTCGGATAGACGATCTGGGTCGTAATCTGGATGCTGCTGACCACGCCGTCATCGATCAGCCACTGCAAGGCCTCGGTGGCATAATCTTCCGCTTTGCCCGCAATGGCCGCGGTCAACTTCTGGCGTTTCAACAGCCACAAGCGTGAACCTATTTGATAATCCGAGCCGGTATCACCCCACCAGCCTCGGCGATCATTGCCGTCGTAATCATCGTCATTTCGGGCCAACCGATCGGTAAAGAGGCTGATCAAAATAGCCGTCTCCAAATCATTACCGCTGATTAAATCGCCCAACCCGGGCTGCCAATCGCCTAACGATTGCCCGCCATTCCAGATCGTTGTGATATCGGTCATTGCACTTGCCCCCCAGGCGGTTGACTGGTAACCGTTGAACCGCCGGTTTGTACGTTTTGCACCTGGTGATTGTGCTGGTTATAAGCATCACGCAGATTTTTCAGCGTCGCGGTATTGCCGCCGTTGGCATTGTCGATAATGTCGCCGGACACCTTGAGCACCGGCGTATTCATCTGCACGCCGGTGGCGGCGTTGATGATCACGGTGGTCGCATTGTTAACCGTGACCGGTTGATTATTGGCATTGATGACGATACCGGACTGCATCAGTTTTATGGTTTGTCCCCATTGTGAATACAGCA